ACGACCGCAGGAGACGACAACTCCAAACTGTGGTTGGAGGATTACAATTACGCCACAAACGTTGTATCGGGCAACTTTTCCGATGAGTCGCTATTCGCGATCATCTACGAACTCGACAAGGATGACGACCCAGGCGACGAGTCGCTGTGGATTAAGGCCAACCCGAACCTCGGCGTGTCAGTCAAGGCCGACTACATCCGACAGCGCTGGCGAGAGGATCACCACACGCCGATCGGTCGCAATCGATTCACTCGATACCATTGCAATCGGCTAGTCTCGTCAAGCGAAAAGGCGATCCAAGACGAGGTTTACCGATCGTGCATTGGCGAGTTATCCGACTGGTCGCAAGCTGATTGCGTCTGCGGTGGCGTCGATCAAGGCTCAATGGACGACTTTGCGTCATGGGCATTGTGCGCTCGGTTCGCTACTGGCGAGACTGTCAACGATAAGCCAGTATTTCGCTACGAGTTTCAATCCAAGGTGTTCCTAGACGCAAGCACCAAGCGAGATAAAGCAGCGATGCCGTTATCGCAGTTTATCTACAACGGCGAGGTGATCGTCAGCAAAGTGCCATCGCTTGAGTTGCAAGAGTCTTTGATTGAAGCGATGAACTCGTACAGCGCAACGCACATTGCATACGATCCAAGCAACGCGAAGCAAATGGGCGAGACGCTTAATCGTGATGGCTTTGTTGCTGCACGCATGGCGCAAAATCAAATGATGTTTAACGAGCCGATCCGGTCGTTCCTCAACCACATGGAAAAAGGCTTGCTACGCTTTCCAGACTGGGAAGTTCTCAAGTGGTGTGCGTCAAATGCGGTGATCGCTCGCAACCTAAAAGACGAATGGATGTTTGATAAGAAGTCCAGCAAGGATAAAATTGATCCGATTGTTGCAATGGTGATGGCGTTTTGGATGGCAAGCTTACAGCCAGAGCGAGCTTCCGGCAGTTTATTTATAAGCTAGGAGCATCACATGTCATTTATGCAGATCATTTTTGAATGGATCAACGGAGTAGCCGAGAGCACGGCTGCAACTCGCGTGTCTCAGCGCGATACGCTTGCCTTGCCTCCCGTGTGGTATGCACACAATAAAATTTGCGGCGACATCGGCATTCTTCCGCTTGATGTGAAAAAGAACGTTGGCCGCGGCAGCCAGAACGACACTCGGCACTTTGGGTATAAGCTGCTCAGAGAACAGCCAAACATGCTCCAGTCGCCAAGCGTATTCAAAGAGCAATTAACGTCGCACGCTCTTTTATACGGGAATGGACGAGCTGCAATTATCCGCACCGGCGACACGGCTACTGAGTTGATACCGCTAATGCCAGATCGAACATGGACTATTGTTGTAAAGGGAGAAAAGTGGCACGTCACCAAGCCGAACGCGAGCGACCGCAAACCTTTGTTCGACCCGCAAGATTTTATCGAGGACTCAAACGGGTACTTAATGTTTCGCGATACCGATGTCCTGCATATTACCGGCTTCAGTTTCGACGGTATCGAGGGCGTTGGTTTGCTTGACATTGGGCAGCCTACGTTCCGCACAGGCCGAGCAAGTCAGATGCACGTCAATAAGCAACTTGAGAAGGGCTTTCGGGGCAAGCTGATGCTAGAGGCTCCTGCCGGTGCGTTTCGTTCCGAAGCTCAGGCGAGAGAGTTTCTCGACACGTTTAACAAAACCGAGGCTGGGCCAGACAACGCAGGCAAAGCCGGTCTGCTTCGCGAAGGCATCAAAGCCAATGCTCTGAATATGTCTAACAACGACGCTCAGTTCATCGAACTCAATAAGTTCAACCGCCAGGACATCGGCCTGCTCTTTGGCATGACGATTCCAGGTGACGGCGAGTCGGTCAGCTATAACAGCCTGGAGCAGAAAGAGCTAGCCGACATGAAGGCTACGAATCGATGGATGGTCAAGTGGGAGGAGCAATGCGACATGAAGCTACGAACGCCGACGCAGAAGCGATTGCAAACGCACTACTTCAAATTCAACCGACACGCGATTCACTCGACCGACTTGCAAACTACCATGACGGCATTTGGCAACGCGATCACGCATCGCATCATGTCGCCGAACGAAGTGCGAGCGAAGCTAGACTTGAATCCATACGACGGCGGCGACGAATACTTCAATCCGGCGGTTACGCCTGGTCAGGTCGAACCCTCGGAGCCCGAAGAGGACACGCAAGAGGACGCCCAGGAAACTTTCGACGCAAACAGTGACGCACAAAACCGCAGAGCACTCGAGGAAACCATTCGCTCTCTCATGGTTCGCGAAGCAAACAACGCAATTTCCGGTGCAAGATCAAAGAATTTCTGCGATTGGATCGAGAAAAACTACGCCAAATGGGAGGCGAAACTAGCCGAAAAGCTGGAGATTCTCGGCCTAGATCGCGATTTAGCACGCATTCATTGCGACGAATCGAAGCGTATTTTGCTCGAAGTTGCTGGCCAATCGACGACCGAAACGCTGGAAAACAACGTGAAAAACGCTGTTAAAACCTGGGAAAACCGAGTATTTACCTTGATCGGAGGCGAAAAATGATTCTCTGCAAAGCTGATTCTGGCGAACTGTTTCTCGATGGCGTTATCGGTGCGGATTACTTCGGCGAAGGAATCACCGCTGCGACTGTCGCTGACGCACTTGCGAGAATCAAAGGTCGCGCCACCATCCGGATCAACTCGCCCGGCGGATCGGCTGATGAAGGCATCGCCATCTACAACCTGTTGCGTCGGCATGATGGCGGCGTAGACACGCACAACGAAGCACTTGCTGCTTCTGCTGCGTCAATCATATTCCTTGCTGGCGACAAGCGAACAATGGAGCGCGGATCGAAGCTGATGATTCACCGTGCTCATGCGATCGCCATCGGCAACACCTCCGAGATGGCAAAGATGTCCGAAGTCCTCGCCATGTACGACAAAGAACTGGCCGCGATCTACGGCGAATACATGGACACGTCGCCGGAGGAGATCGTAGACATGATGGACGCTGAAACATGGATGGATGGCGAGGTAGCGGTAGCGAATGGCCTAGCAACCGACATGGCTCCAACCGTCCGCAAGAAATCCGCTGCTGCTGCGGCGTGGTTTAAGCATCCTCCAAGCGACATCTTCGAGCAAGCTGCTGTTGAGACGGCGACAACCGCAGCGGTAGCTACATTTCGCAATTGGAAAACCGCAGAGATGCGGCTGAGAGCGCAATGAAAACGTTCGTTTGCGTTGCAGTATTTGACACGGCGCAAAAAGCAACGTAAGATACACGCTCACAAATCGCACAGACTCTCTTGCGGCAACTGATTAGCGGCCACGAGGTCAAGCGACGTTTTACCAACGTCGGGACCAGGCCGCTATTTTCGTTTCTGGTCCCACAACTTCACTAAGGGGACCGAACAATGAGAAGCTCGCAAGAAATTGCAAAGCAGATCCAGGCATTGCAAGCCAGGGTTGACGCCGTGCTGGCTGTAGCACGCGAAGAGAACCGAGACCTAAACGACGAGGAAAAGACCGAGGTTGATTCCATCGTCGGAACCGACAGCAACCCAGGGCAGATCGCCGCGCTACGCGACGAAAAAAGCCGGGCTGAGCGAATCGAAGCTCATGTTTCCAACGTCGTCAAGGGCATTGAAAACCAAGAAGCAGCCCAATCCGCAAACCGGATCAAGGTTCCAGCTCGCGCAAAGGTTGGCACGACTCTCAAGGCTTTCAAGACTGAAGAGGATGCCTACGCTGTCGGGCAATGGGCAAGGGCAACGCTCGGAGGTAGTAAGTCCGCTCGCCAGTGGTGCCGAGATCATGGCGTTCAAAACGTTATGACCACCGGCAACAACCCAGCTGGTGGCTTTCTGGTTCCTGAACCGCTTGCCAACAGCATCATTGAGCTGCGCGAGCAGCACGGCGTTGCACGTCGCGAAACCACGGTTTTGCCGATGGCTGACGCAGTCATGGTCTTTCCGCGACTTAACACCGAGGTGGTTTCGTACTACGTCGGCGAAAACAGCACCATCACGCCGTCCGATCCGGTCCTCAATCAGGTCAAGCTGGAAGTCAAAAAGCTTGCAGCAATGACCGTCATTTCTTCGGAAATGGGCGAGGATTCGGTGATCGGCGTTGCTGAAATGCTGGCACGCTCGATGGCTCAATCGTTCGCGATCGAAGAAGATAAGGCGTTGTTCCTCGGCGACGGAACCGGAGCCTACGGCGGTATCGTCGGACTTGCTGGTGCTCTTGGTGCTGGTTCGCTGGTCACGGCAACGAGCAACGCTACGTTCTCGGCACTGACTATTGGCAACTTTGAGTCGATGATTGGTGCTGCGAAGCAGTACGCAGGCGCGCAATTCAAGTGGTACATCAGCCAAGCTGGCTGGTCCGCTTCGATGCAACGACTGATGGATGCTGCTGGTGGCAACAACATTCAAACGCTGCAAAACGGCAATAGCGTTTTAAGTTTCCTTGGGTATCCAGTCGTCATCAGCCAAGTGCTAAACACCAAGCTGACATCGGCAACTGGCGAGCGCGCTTTGTACTTCGGCGACTTGCGAAACGGCGTTTACATGGGCAGCAAGCGAGACATGACGGTTGCGGCTGACGCGTCACGCTATTTCGAGAACGATGCGATCGCCATCCGTGCGACCGAGCGTTTCGACATCAACGTACACGATCGCGGGACATCGACCGTCTCTGGCGGCATTATCGGTCTCGTCTTCGGCTGATCCATGCTGCTTGTCTCCTCCTAGCGGCACCGGGGGCTAGGCTTCGGTCTGGCCCCCAAATTTTGAAAACCAAAACCAACAGCACAGGAAAACTTGATTTATGAAATCTGCACAACTTCACACAAGAACTTTGTTACTTGCACCGGCAGCCGGTGCGACCGCGGCACGCACTGCCGCTTTCGACACTCTCGGCGGCAAGTACGCTTCAATCGAAATCATTCTTGGTGCCAAGGCCAACACCAACAGCACCAATCTGACGCTTCAACTTGCAGAATCCGATGCGGCAACTGGTGCGTGGGTGACGTTTAACTCTTCGTTTAACGTGACTCAAGACGCAACAACCAATGGTGCTGTCGGCATCTATCACGTTGATCTCAAGGCCCGCAAGCGATACTTGCAGTTGACGGTTACGCCAGATACTCACACCACCAACGGAGTGATTATCTCGTCGGCAGTCGGAGTTCTCGATCCAGAGTTCCGCAATCCGGCCAACTCGTCGAACGCTTCGTTCGTCGTTGTCGGTTAGTTTTTCGAACCAGCTAGGAGGAGCTAGTCAGTATGGAAGTGAAAGTACGAGGCGTGATGACTTGTGCTAGGCATGAGATCACTTACGCCAGAACAATTATAGAGCAAGCCACGCGAGCCGTCGGAGTTCCGCTCTGCGTCTCGCTTGGCGTGTTCTATCACCAGCAGATGCAGCGCATGTTTGAACAGGCGCTCGTTGACGGTCTCGACTACATTGTCACGATCGACGGCGACAGCGTGTTTACGGCACAGCAGCTACACAAGCTGATCGCAACGGCGGCTACGCTTGAGCTAGACGCTTTGGCATCGTTTCAGTGCAAGCGAGGTTCGCCCAACGTCCTTGCTCACAAGCAAGGTCAGACCAAAGCACAATGGTCCGGCACTCCGATTCCGGTCGATGCCGCTCACTTTGGCTTGACGGTTTTGAAGGTTAGCAAGCTCGGTGGCGTAGCTAAGCCTTGGTTTGTCTGCAAACCTGACGCTGATGGAC